ATGACATCATTTTAATATATAAGAAATGAGCACATACAAATTGAAATCAAAAGATATTCTTTATGAAGAACCTGGTCTCAAATTAGAAATGATTTATATTCAGATTGATGATTGTGAGTGTAGAATTTTCAGACAACTCAAATGGTCAGCAACTGAAGTAGAACTGACTGAATATAAAAGACTACCTGATTGGTGGTTGAGACACGTCAAAATTGAAAAGATTTTGAGTTATGAACAAGAATACTACAAGAAGAATAAAACAAAAATGGACGAATATTCCAAAGAATGGAAAAAAATAAATAAAGAAAAGTGGAATGAATATCAAAGACAATATAAAAAAAGAAAACTTCGTGAACAAAAAGGGGTGGTCAGAAGTTACAATCGGTCAGTATCAGGAAATGATGCTGATAAAAACTGACACTGGTCTTGGTGATTTTATTGAAGCTATTTCAATCTGTGATGACTTAGACCCACAAGATATCAGACAAATGTCTATATCAGAATTCAAGCAGTTAAAAGAAGCCCGTGAGTTTCTTCTCGAGAAACCTACAATGGATTTTAAAAAGACATTTACGTTGAATGGTCAAAAATATGGAATTGAACCAGAGCTGAATCTGATGTCAACTGGTGTGTTTATAGATTGTGAACAATTCAAAAGAGACACAAATGCAAATCTACACAACTTGATTGCCCTAATTTATAGACCAGTCATTTCTGAAGATGAGTTTGAATATACCATAGAACCACACCGTTCGGCAGGATTTGAAAAACGAGCAAATTTGTTCAAAGACAATTTATCAATTGAAATCGTGTTTGGTGCCTTGTTTTTTTTTTCACTGGTTTCGATGACATCATTGCATCATTCTCTGGCCTCTTTGGGCAAGGAAATGATGGACGAAGTGAAGATGATGATGAAGGAGGAGGAGATGATTTTGAAGAAACTAACCGAAGACAATGGCAAATGAAATGGGGAATGTATGATATTATAGTTCGTGTTTGTGATGGTGATATAATGAAAATTCAATCTGTTTATGAACTGCCGATTGTTGCTGTTCTCAATCACATTTCTTACATTGAAAGTGGTGGCTACAAAAAAACATCATCTTAGAAAAAAAATATAAAATTATATGGAATATTTGTCGCAAAAAGGAATGTCTCAGGTTTTTGAAGACTGGGCATCAGCCGACCCGAATATAAATCAGTTCGGTTATGGTCAGTTCTTTAATGAGAACGGAGAACCAAAAGCAAAACAACTTTATCCAGGTTGTTGGGTTAATCCTCAATCCACGAATCCGATTTCAGATTATGCTTTCACAAGAAAGTATCAAGTCTTGATTTACGACTTGGTTTTTGTAGATGCTCTCGGATTATCAAATCAAAATGATGTTGTATCCGACTGTGAGGAATTCGCATTTCGTCTTGTGAGATATTTGAAAGAAACTGCTGGTGATATAATCAATTTACAAACTTGGTCTTTACAACCTCTTTCAGACAGATGGTTAGACAAAGTCAGTGGTGTCATTTTAGATTTAACAATCGAATTTAATTTTCAGTTTTCACCTTGTGATGACCCAACTTATGGATTTCCAATAAAATATAATGAAGTTTAATGTCAGGAATAAATCAAAATTCTTTTAATGGTGAAGGTAGATTAAAAATATCATCTTCAACATCAACATATCTCACACTTGGATATACTGGTTCATCACAACTTGATTTTGATTTACCACAATCTTATGGTTCATCTGGTCAAGGTTTAATAACAGATGGAACTGGTGGCCTTAGTTGGGGTGCAGTGAGCGGTGCATCAGGCACAAATGGCACATCAGGTTCTTCTGGTTCAAGTGGTGTAAGTGGTTCATCAGGTTCAAGTGGTTCATCAGGTACTAATGGAACATCAGGTTCCTCTGGTTCAAGTGGTGTAAGTGGTTCATCAGGTCAAAGTGGAACATCAGGATCAAGTGGTTCGTCAGGTCAAAGTGGTTCATCAGGTTCGTCAGGGTCATCAGGAACATCACCATCACCGATTGGACAAATCACTTGGAATAATTCAACAAATTCATATCAGACTTTATCAATACCCAATGTTGGCACATCAGGCAAAATGATAGGTGCAACTGGTGGATTTTATTTCACACCTAAATCAACTGGTGTTGTCTATGTCAATTATGAATTTCAGGCAACACAGGGTGTGTCTGATATGATTTATGAACTAAGATATGGAACAGGCGTGGCACCGATTGATGGCGCAGCAGCAACTGGAACTTCTGTTTCTGAAAGAATGATTTCTTTTGGAAATCAAACGAACCTGTCATTCATAGTTAATGGTCTCACAATCGGAACACAATATTGGTTTGCAGTTTTAGCAAAAGCCGTGTCTCTTTCAGGCACTTTGATATATGAATATATCAACGCATCAGCATTTGAATTAGGTGGTGTTGTTGGAGCAACTGGAAATAGCGGCACATCAGGCACATCAGGCACTTCGTTCGCACCAGCATACTTTTCAGGTTGGTCTCAAAAGACACAGACTAAGGCAGCTGGTGCCGAGACCTTTGTGCATTTCACCGACAATATAGAAACACAATGGGGTTTTAATGCATTTACATCAGCAACACAATCGTGGATTTCAGTTGTATCAGATGGATATTATCAATTTCATTATATGGTTTCATTAGGTCATCAAAATAATTTAGACAATCAGGCAGTCTTTTTCTTAAAGAAAAATGGCGTAACCTGGTCTGGCACAGGGATTGCTTTTGCAGCTAAATCATCATCAACCTATGGATCAGGAACTACTATACCATATTATGAAATCACAGGCAGTTGGCAGGCACAATTAAATGCCTTAGACAAAATCGAAATCTTTTTATATTCAGCATCTGATTTGGTCATACGAGGTGGTCAGTCAATCCCGAGTGGTAAATTGATGGCTTATAAATTAGAAACAATTTAAATGGATTTAAACAAAGACATATCAATTCTTATTTCTGAACTCGAAGTCGATTGGCAAATCGAAGTCATTGAGGCTATTAAAAAAAAGATTTCAGATTATCCAGTTGTTGACAGTGGTGAAATGTCAAGGAGTGTAAGAGCTGAGAAAATGCCTGATGGCAACATCTCTTTCAAGATGACTGACTATGGAAAGTTTCAAGACCAAGGTGTCAATCCAGAAGGCCTTGCACTTTATCAAACACCATTTTATTTTGGAGGTCGATGGAAAGGAACAGCAGAAGCAATCAAAGATTGGTCGATTGCGAGAAATTTAAATCCATATGCAGTAGCTTATGTTCTTCAATTCGAAAAAGGTATAAAACCAAAAAGATTTTTCAAATCAACAATCGAAGCAATGTATCCAATGCTTGGTGAAAGAATTGAAAAATTGATAATTGATAAACTCGATTTCGAAACAAAAAAATATACAGGACAATAAATGGCAATCACAATATTAAGAAACTTGACAGCAAACTACTTTTATCCATCTGCAAATCCTATCGCAATCACTGTCAATAGCAACAACACTGGAAAGTGCAACTTCAGATATATCTCTGACCTTTATATCAACGGAACAAAAGTATACACTCAAAAATTGTTTCCTGACCCAATCACTGGATTTGGATTTATAAATGTTCAACGAGTTTGTGAAGACTATATTCAAACATTAGAAAACTTATCAGCAGCAACCAATGTTCTAAGAGAGGCTCATACTGTAGCAGTTCCATCAGCAGCATATTCTATTCAACTAAAAATTGGTGAAGAATATGACAACTCAACAGATTGTGATGGTTCGGTTTTACAATATCTGAATTTAGCAAACACAAATTCAGCTTATGTCTTTGAAAGTGCAATCGATTATGAATTATGGCCAAGTTTCAACACAACAAATTATGTAGTTGGAACAACTTCAAACTCAACGCCATTCATCACAAATGCGCCAAAAGAAATCACATTAACATACAACGACCAGTTCTCGTATGATTTTATCACAAGACAAACTATAAATGTTGCTGATTGGAAAGTTGATGTGAGAACATATGACCAATCAGGTGTTGGTATAGCAACTTATTCTTACGCAACAAACAGGACACATACAGGTGTTTACAGATTTCGAGTTCATTGCGGACCATATGATATAAATAGGATTGCCGCAACTACCGTGATTAATCCAAGTGTTTCAAGATATACTGTCAATTTGAGATGGGGAGCAACTACATCAGTATCAGAAATTAGAACATTCAAATTAAAAAATCCGACATCATTTCAATCAAGATTTTGTTTTACTGACCAATGGGGTTCACAAGCAAACATCACAATGGACCACAGACTAAGAAGTGGATTAAGAATTCAACGAGGTGTTTATCAAAAAAACTTGTTAAGGAATACAGGCTCAGGTTGGTCATATGATGTTGGAAACCGAGGTGCTGAACAATGGCAAAATATGGCTATACAAAATGACTTTGTTAGTTCGTTTTTGAAACGAGATGAAGCACTTTGGGTCAATGAAATCTTTTTTTCACCACTCGTATCGATTTACAAAAGACCGGAATTGTTGGAAGCAAGATGTGTAGCAACCGCATCAGGATTTGGAACATTTTTGTATAAAAAACCAGAATGGGCTGAAAACACACTCAATACTTTTTCGTCAGGTAGTCTGTTTTTCTTTGACCAAAACGGCTCAAAGTCGGGCAGATATGCAATCGTATCAGAACCAGTAGAAAACCAAGTGGTGGTGTCTGGAACATTCTCAGTTGGTGATTGTGGATATATCCAAAAAGATGTCAGTTATCAAAAACTACCCATCGTTATCACAACAAACGAAGTAAACATACCTCAAAAAATATCGGGACCACAACAAATAGCATTTGAATTCACAAGATCATATTTAAAAACAACACTAAGATGACAGAACTAATTATATTCAAAAGACCAAATCAAGCCCTTTTAAAACCTGGTTCAGTTCAAGGCTCACCTAACAACGCTATTGGACTCAACGGAAATTATGTAGCACAAGGTCAATTTCAACAAAATTATAAAATCGGTTTAAATCAAAAAGAAAAAGAATCGACTGGTGGAATGCGTGTTGATTTATATGAAGACATATCCATTCCAATCACATATTCAATTAATGACATCAGAGATCCTGGTTCAAGAAAAACGAGTTGGTCTAAATCTATACGAATTCCAGGAACAAAAAACAACTCACGCATTTTCGACCACATCTATGAAATTCAGGCTGACAGTTGGATGCAAATAGGTGGAAAATCTGTATGGACTGCTTTCAATCCTAACTTGAAAACTGAGATTGTTTTATTAAACGATGGAGTTCAAGTAATGAAAGGCAATCTACAACTCAGGCAAGCCACTCGTGATATGGCTGGAAATATAGAATATGAGATTGCCTTGAACGGTGAACTAACAAGTCTTTTTTCTGATATAGGTGATGTAAAATTAAATGAGTTTGATTTCTCTGAATATGACCACCAGTGGTCAGCACAAAACATTGTCAATTCTTGGTCAGGATTGAACACTAATGACATTGGTGTAAATTCAACAACATTCACCCTGACACAATCTGGAACTGTGTCTAATATATCAAAAGATCCAGCAACTGGTAGATTGAGTTTCACAACCACTACGCCTCACGGATTAAATCCAGGTGATTGGGTTAGAATAAATCTTGATATCTCGACAGACGACAGACTTGGTTCTGCTTGTGGTGAATGGCAAGTTCAATCAAAAACATCGACTGGATTTATTGTCAATTATTTTTATCCGATTGCACTTAGTCCATTTGGTGAAACAATATCGGGAAATCACAAAGTCTATAAAGTCGTTCACACTGGAACTGGATATGTTTATCCGATGATACAATGGGGTGATGAAGTTGATTATAATTCTTGGCCTGTAACCAGTTTTGCACCTTCACTTTACTTGAAGACCATTGTTGATAAAATCTTTGAAGGTTCTGATTCAACATATCAATCGAATTTCTTTGACACGCAATTCTTCAAAAGACTGATATTTACACAAAAATATGCAAACTATGAGATTGATCCGACTGAACTGAGTTCACGAAAATTCTGGGTTGGACTAACATCTTCGTATAAACAAGCCGCCTCTGCTCGAAAGTCAGAAAACTTTTATTGGTTTCAAAATGTCTCTGAAAACACAGGTGTGACAAATTCTATACTGCCTTCAATTTTTGCAACAAAAGTTCCGTTCAAAAAAGAAAGTGGTTCTTTCAATGCAACTGCAAGTTTTTATGATAATGGCTCGACTGCTTCAAATACCATTGGAAACTGGAATGAAACAACTTATGTTTGGAAAGTTAGTGATGATGGTGTGTATGAACTAAACACCAATCTCCTGCTAAATTGTAAATGTGTTATGAATGGGTTTGTTGGAACAACGGGTTCTGCAACTCAATCAATGCAACCTCTAACTGCTGGATATAGATACTGGCCTGGTGCAAAAGATGCTCAACAGTCAAGTCCATGGCATCCAGGTGCTTGTGGTATAAGAGTTGTAGCAAACATCTTTATGTTGAGAAATGGTGTAACGACGACTGTTGCTGAAGTGGCGAGTGATAGGTTTTATTTTAATCTGAACTCATTTTGGAGTCCTGATAATCCAAACTGGTCTAAGTTCGGAACATATCAACCTGAAAACTGGAAGAATTTTCAATTTCCACTAACATCACCAAATCTTTATTTTGCAAAAAATGACTTAGTTTGGTGTGAACTAAAGTTTTATGTTCAAGCAAGACCGAATGGTGATTTCTTAGCCACTACTGGACATTTCTCAACAATTGCTTTTCATGAGATTTATGCTGACCCGAGTGGTGAAACAAAAAAAGATATCAGAGGTGATTGGCAAGTCGAATTAGTTTCGAATTCATATATCTTCAACAATCCACTACCGAGAAGTGTTGAAAATTCTATAATATCAGCAAAATCATATCTGCCGAAAGAAATGACGGCAAAAGATTTCTTGATTGGTTTAATGAAACAGTTCAATCTACAAATCGAACCTGACCGTGATGTTGAAAGAAAATATCATATCGAACCGATTTCAGATTACTACTATGATGGTTCCAGTGCAAATCATTTTGTAGACTGGTCAAAAAAAGTTGACACACAAAACATAGAGATTTATCCTATGTCTGAACTGACGGCAAAAAACTATATCTTCAAGAACCGTGATGAATCAGACAAGTTCAATGAAAAGTTCAAATCAGAAAGAGGTAGACCATATTCATATTATAAAAAACAAATTGACAATGATTTCTTAAAAGAAACCATCACGATTGAAATTCCATTCGGAACCAGTGTGATGACAAATGTTCCACAAGGTTCAGATGTTGTGATGCCTTCAATCTATATTGAAAACAATGGTGAAAAACAACCTGTTCAAAATCCACTTCCAAGAATTTTATTCTGGGGTGGAATGAGACCTTATACAGGTCAAAGAGGTGGTTCGAAAATTGACCTTGATAATCCACAAACAAGTTGGAAGTGGGGTTGGGAACTTTTATCATCACAAGTGTCTGCTACTCAATCAGTTAGCTGGACACAATCAGTTTATATTCAATATCCATATGCTGGAACTTCTGATGTTCCACAAGACCCGACAGTTGATTTGAACTGGTATAATTTAGAAGAAGGTGATTTTGTTTACTGGGATTTTGCCAGATGGACTAACAACAATCTTTACAACACATATTGGTCAGATTATATCACTGAGATTTCTGACCCTGGTTCAAAATCAATTATAGCTTATTTGCATCTAACACCAGCTGATATATCAAATCTTGATTTCAGAAAAATCTATGTGATTGATGGCAACTGGCTTAGACTACAAACTGTTTTTGATTATGATGCAAATGGTCAATCTTTAACAAAATGTCAATTTTTGAAACTCACTCGTGGAACTAAGTTTGTAAAAAAGAATGAAATCGCAAATTCATTCGGTCAAGTAAATGCTCAGTTCGAAGTGCCAGCAGTTCTTAATCCAAATCCTGTTCCTGGTGGCACACAAACAACTACAAATTATCTTCAATATATTCCGAGTTCAAAAAAACCAAACTCTGGCTGGAACAATAAAGTTCCTTCACAAGATATCAGTTCCAACTCAACAATTCAAACTAATGGTCAATCAAATTATGTAGCACCGTCAGCTAAGAATGTCAAAATAAATGGCAATGAAAACGTTGTAGGTGATGGAGCACAAAACATACATATTTCATCTGGAAACGGAAATCAAATATCTGGTTCTCAAAAGAATGTAACCATAATCGGAACTGACGGCAAATTGATAAATGAGAGTGATGTCAGTTATATCAATGGAATCAGATTTAAATTTGGAAATCCTACTTCAAGGTCAAATGTGATTGATGCTGGAATTGATGCTATACAAAATAAACACTCAATGAACACAACAACAAATGTCTTTGATGCAGGTGAAGATGTTGTAATCGAATTTTCGACAAATGGATTTGAAAATGTGATTGACTCAGGAAGTGATGCAATTCTACCTGATTTGCCAGAAATTGGTTTTTCTACAATCACAAATCCAAATCCAAGAACAAATCTTTTCGGACCTTATGCAATTCAATCACCAACATATTCAGTGATTGATGCTGTTAGAGAAACAACATACTACAAGTCATAAACACGACAAGAGAAAAAAAATATAAAAGATATACATGCCAAAAATTGACCAATATTCAAGACTAAGACATCACAGATTGACAACATCTGGACAACTGTTCACTATTCCTACTTCAAACGACCATTCAGATGATACATGGTTGAAAACTGACCTTTACATTGGTGAAATTGGCTTGAATTTAACTGATGACACGGCTTATTTTCGTTCAAACAATGGAATAGTTCAACTTGCTACCGCAACGTCGTCAGGTTCGAGTTCTGCAAACATATGGAACTTTCAATCACCAAACATCGTGATTGGAACTACATATTCTGCTGACTCTGTTTCACCTCGTTCTGGATATTATACAGATTTAGGAACAACAACACTCAGATGGAAAGATTTATATTGGTGGCTCGTCTGGTGGAACAACACAAATTGATATTAATGGTGGAGTTTATATGGTTGGTTCTGCTGGTTCAGTTCTTACTACTGATGGTGTAGCGAGTTCCAACGCACCAATAGAAATCCATACACAATCATCAAATGTGAATAAATCCAGGCCACTTTTCTTAAATGTAAGAACTGGTTTAGCAAATGGTTCAACAAATTATATCACAATAGCCAGTTCACAAACAATCACAACCGATGATACTTCATATTGTTTTGTAGCGGCAACAAACGCACTGACTTTTGAAAATGGTCTTTCACATCAAGTTTTTCTTGGTAAATCAAACAACAGAAATGCTTGGTTATCAAACACCGTATGGACTGGTGGAAATCACGCTGTTAGAGGTGATTTTGCTGACGATGGAACTGGTCAGTATGAAAAATCAGAATGGATTTCTTCACAAGAGGCTTTACAAACTTCTGATGCCTTAACATATGACATTGTGAGTATTCCTTGGACTGATTTAGTCAATTATGGTGAAGTCGTTCAAATAAAAGCACACATCATAGCAACCGTCATAAATTCGGCAGATATAGTTTATTCATCTGAAATGACAGGTGTTTTTTCAGTTGAGGCTGGTGGAACACCACACACCATTGGAGTTCCGATAAAAAATGAGTGGTCAAGTTTTCCTGCTTCTCAACCACAAAGTAATCTGACAGTAGATGCAAGTGGTTTTTATGTTAAAGGTCAAGGTATTGGCTCAACAAACATTCAGTGGTTGTGTTCATACTCATATCACAGACTAATAAAAGTATATTAACAAATGGCCGATTTTGAAATAAATGTAAAAATTAATGGTGTTGAACAAACAGTCAAAACCATATCTCAGCTTGAAACTGCTATACAACAAACACAAGCAGAACTCACTGGTTTGCAGTCAGGAACTCGTGAATTCAAATCATTAGAAAACCAATCAAAGAACTTAGAAAATATTTTCAAAGCTTTAAATGAAGATGTTTCTGGTTTTACAAAGAATGTCACAAAGTCTGCAGGTGCAACTAAAAAGATGGCTTCTGCAATCCAAGACACGGCAGAAGCAACGCAAAATTTATCATCTGAACCGATTAAACAAGTTGCTTCTGAAACTGAGAAGTTCACATCAAAAGCCAATTCAGCAAGAGCCGAACTTAGAAAAATCACACAAGAACTTTACAACTTAGAACCTGGTTCAGCAAGATTTCAAGAACTTAGTTTGCGAGCAGGAGAACTTAGAGACCAGATGGGTGATACGTCGGCAATCATTGGTGTTGTTGCTGGAAATGCTGCCGAAAGATTTGGTGGTTCACTTGAACTTGCACTAACACAAGGAATTGTTGGACTACAAGGTCTTCAACAAGGATTTCAAGCAGCTGGTATTGAAAATGAAAAATTAAATAAAACTCTCCAAATTCTCCAAGGTGTCTTAGGAGCAGCCAGTTTGATAAAATTTGCTGGTGCTCTTCCTGATACAATCGATCAAATAAAAGCAGGTTTTGCTTCTGTGGTTGGACCAGCAAAAGCATATATTTCGAGTTTATTTACTACTACAACAGCCACAGAAGGTGCCACAGTAGCGACACGAGCACTTGCAATAGCACAGAAAGCACTTCCTTGGATTGCCGTAGCTGCAGCTGTTGTGACAGTAGGTGTTGCTATTTACGATTATGTTCAGTCGAGCAATCAAGCAGCAAAATCAGAAGAAAAAAGAAAAAAAGAACTCGAAGAGTTAAATAAACTTCAAAAAGAACAGGCAGATTTTGTTTCAAAAGAAACTATTGAATTTTACAAACAAATTGCGGCTTTGAAAGAAACAACGAAAGGTAGTAAAGAAAGGAAAAAAACCATTGATGATATAAATGAGCAATATGGAACTACTCTCAAAAACTTACAAGACGAAGACCAATTTCAAAAACAAGTAAATGCAACTGTCATTCAGTATATCGCTTTTCAACGACTTCGTTTCAAAGAACAGAAAAATGCAGAAAAACTACAAGCCTCACTTGCAAAAGAAGAAGAACTAACACAAAAACTTACTGAGGCAAAAAAAGAAGAAGAAAAAGCAAGAAAGAGATTAGAAGCACTTGGTCAGTTTAGAGCACCTGCAGACGCACCATTAAAAGGAGCATCAGGAGAACGTGAAGGAGATTTACAAAGACAAACAAATCAAGTAAGTCTTTTGACAATTCAATTAGATAAGGCAAAACAAACTACTGAAAGTTTAGGTTCATCGCAAACAGCTTTGGCAGAAGAAATCGAAAAGTTAGGATTTAAAACTGAGGACAGTGGAAAAAAAGTAGTCAAATCTGTAAATAATCAAAAAGATGCTTATGACCAACTCACACAAAGACTACTTGAATGGAATAAACAAGTTTCAGATTCTGAAAAGGCTTTAGAAAATTCAAGAAGAACACAAGACAGATCTGAAGTCGAAAGACAATCAATTCAACTTGACCTCTCACTTGCTAACGTCATCACAAAATATGAAACTGATAAAAAGTTCATTGAAGAAAATATCAAAGACAAAGTAAAAGCAAATGAAGCTCTTTTGAAATTAGAAGAGGCAAAGCAAAATGTCACTATAAATTTAGCAAAAGCAACACTCGGTGAAATTAAAAAGTTGAATGAACAACAAGTTGAACAAGACCAGTTTCTTTTACAACAACTCAAATTAGGCCGTGAAATTTTAAATAAAGAATTCACATTCGGAAATCAAAACACAAATGACTTGATACTTTCTCAACAAAATGAATTGTTAAATGCGCAGTTGAGTTCTATAGAAGCACATATCGAAAATACTTCGGCTCTTGAAATCAACGAACAAAATCGTTTAGCAACTGAAAGATTAAAAATTAGAAAACAACTCGCACAAAATGAACTTGATATTGCTTTACAAGCAACAGAAACTGAAAAAGTTTTACAAAGAACTGAGATTTTAAAATATTATGACGATTTAAAACAAATTCAAGTCTCATTTAATGAAGAAACTGGTAAGGCGCAAGTTGAAATAGACAGACAAGGTCTTGCTCAAAGATTAATTGATATAGAAGACGAAGTAGACAAAGAAGCAAAAATCAGAAAAGAAGCAGGTGATAATTCATTTGATATAGCAACTGAACTACAAAAGCGTGCTTTGGCAGAAAAGCAAAGATTTAATAAATTGGTTATTGATGCTGAAGCTTTTTTGAATAAACAAATTGAAAATTTAAATCTTGAAAGTAATTTAAAAATCCAAACCGCAGAAGAAGAGTTTGCGCAAAAAACTATAGATTTGGCTGATAAAAGAGGCCAGGCAGTTCGAGAAATTACTTTAGAAAATGTTCTTGCTTTCGTAGAAGAGGTAAATCAAATTGCTTCACAGTCATTTGGTGTGATTTCAGATTTGATAAATGAGATTGACAACATTAGACAAACTGACCAAGAATTACTAAATCAACAAAACGAACAACAACTACAAGCTCTTCAACAGAGATATGAAAAAGAAAAAGCACTCGAAACTGACAGATATCAAAAAGGTCTTATCACAAAAGAAGCATACAATCAATCGATTCTTGCTTTAGACAATCAGTTGAAAATCGGAAGTGATAATTTGAACAATGAATTAGTCGCACAACAAAATGCAGTTGCTGAAAAAACATTCAAAACACAAAAGGCACTTAGAATATCAAACACCATCATATCAGGTATACAAGGTGCGTTAGATGCTTATGCCTCAGCACAATCACTTCCATTCGGTGCTGGTGCTATTGTTGGTCCGATATTAGCAGCGGCGGTTGCTGCTACAACTGCGATTGCTGTAAGAAACATAGCAAAAACTAAATTTTCACCTGCAGGTGGTGCTTCAAATGCAACTACAAGTTTCTCTTCTCAATCAGCAAACATTCCACAAATCGGTGGTGGTAGTCAGTTCGGACAAAGTGGTGGATTTACAAGTTTCAACACACAAAATATCGGAACGCCACAACAACAATCTACACAAACAGAAAATCCACCAACTCAAACTGAACAAAGAGTTTATGTTGTTGAAAGTGATATAACTTCAACACAAAGAAGAGTTCGAGTTCTTGAAGGTCAATCTACCTTCAATTAAACAAGAATTCACAAAAAGATATATAATGATATATGAAAGACCTTCCAATCTATGACATCACAATCGAAGATGATGCAGAAATTCAAGGAGTATCAAAGATTTCTCTCGTAGATGTTCCTGCAATTGGCGTCAACTGGATTGCACTCAGAAAAGTTGAATTAAAACTACAAGATGTTTTCGGATATGAAACACAGCACTTTGATATTTGTCCTGGTGCTCAAGCAACTTTCAAAAATTATTCTGAAATGCAACTTGACGAAGACACAATCGGTATGATTAGGTCAGCAGCTCAAAATGCTGATAATGTTTTCGAAATTGAAAAAAGAGTGATTCAGGCTGGCAAAGCTACTCGTGAAGACTTAGAACAAGTCAAAATTCTTGTAGCCGATTTCAAAGATATAATTTCAGAAATCGACAAAATCACAGGTCAACCACAAAATGTTGATTATATGAACGGTCATATAAAAGTTGTTGAAGATTTGATGCCTAAAACAATGATGGCTGTTAGAATGAGAAAACGTAAAATGGTTCTTGCTAAAAAAGAATGCTTAGCTTGTCCACCAAACGGTGATGGAACTCGTGTAAATGGTGAACCTGACAAGAGATGTAAAGGTGATGGTGCTGAAAAAACACCAAAAGGTGGTGGAAAGGCAAGTGGAAAACCTTCTGGTGACTTCCAAAATCCAAAAAGCTCCGAAGACTTCACAGGACCTAAAGCAGTAGAACAAGCAAACAACTCATATGTTGATGCAATTATAAATGAGACTACAAACGCCTTAACTCAGGAATACTTTCCAGATTGGCTAAAAAATAAACAATCACCACCTGATGGTCCTGATAAGGGACGAGATTATCACACAGCAGCAATGAGATACCTCGGCATTGAGAATGATAAAACTTGGGATTATGATAAAGGCAAACCAACAAAATCAGAACCTGGTCAAAAGAGAAAGGTCACAGATTTAGGTGGATATAAAGAAGTTCAGTGGTCGTTCAAAAAACAAACCTTTGCTAAAAAAGAATGTTTAGCTTGTCCACCAAACGGTGATGGAACCAGAGTTAATGGTGAACCTGACAGAAGATGTAAAGACACAAAAGGTGATGGTGCTGGAAAAACACCAAAGGCTGCTGGTCCAAAGGCTAAAGGTGCTGGTGCTAAAGATGCTTCTAAATCTGAACAAACAAGACCAGCATATGGCAAAGTCCTGACAAAAGAAGAGTATGAGGGCTTATATAAAGGATATGTTGGTTATGACATCAAACCTGATGATGAAGTCGTTTTATCAAGACCAGAAGCTGATGGTGAAGAAAGAATTCAAAGATATGAAAATGACTTACGTAAATCAGGACTCACAGAAAAAACTTATGGCATATCAGATGTTGGTCAAAAGACTGCAGACATTTTGAGTGGTGATATAGTTCAACTAACAAATGATGAATATTCAAGCCTACTTCTCAAAGTCAATAACACAATGCAAATTAGAGATGGTGTCGCTAAAAGCAAGTATCAATATGTGCAAGGTGATAATCCGAATGAACTTCACGTTAGACTTAGAGATGGTTGGTCAGGTTACAACATCGTGACAATCAACACAGAAGATAAAACTATAAAAGCCAAGCCTTATTCTGTTGATAGAGAAACTGGCAAGCCACGAAGAATTAGTAAAGATGCTTTAGGAACTACAAAAAGAGATGGTATTGATTTTGACAATAATCCAAAATATATGGAGCCAGGTTTTTTGATGGGTGGTAAAATGCCAAAAGTCAATTACTCAGTAACTTTTGATAGTAGGATTGGTGGTGATAAAAGAAGATTTAGAGCAAGACCTTGGGCTATACAATAGAAAAGTGAAAGATGATGAAATTTAAAAAGAGTAAAATTCAAATGACAAATATAAATTTCAAAGCAGACGAAGAAAAGAAAATGTTGTTTGGTCCATTTTTGATACCAAACAAACTGATATATAGAAAAGACGAAAAGAATGGTGAATATTATGTTAGATTTTCATCAGGTGAAATTAAAAAGATTGCTGAGAAGTTTAATGAACAACTCAAAAATAAAGAAATCAATTTAATGCATACAGACGAGAGTGTCAATGCATTTGTTTTTGAAAACTGGGTTATTGAAGGTTCAGATGATAAAAGTAAAAAATTTGGTTTTGATTTACCAGAAGGAACTTGGTTCGGTGGTGTCAAAATCAAAGATGACAAATTTTGGAATGACGAAGTGAAAAGTGAAAAAGTGAAAGGTTTCTCTGTTGAAATCTTAGCAAACTTGGAACTGAAAATGATAAAAAAAATAAAAAAACAAAGTATGAAAAAACAAGTAAATCTTGACTTAGGTTCCTCGATGTTAGGTGATGGAACAACACCAATCTTTTATGATGGTGATATGATTGAAGTTGGAACTGCAATCTTTACTGATGAAGCAATGACTGTTCCAGCAGACGACGACAGATGGGTTCTCGAAGATGGAAGAACTATAGTTGTTATCGGTGGTGTTGTTGAAAGCATTGAAGATGGAATGGTTTTAGCAGCTGATGGTCCTTGCTATGAAGGATATGAAATGGTTGGAACGAAATTGGATGAGAATGGAAAAGAGGTTCCAAATTGTGTTCCAGTTGTTGACGGAAAACCTGAACCGATGGAAGCAGCAGCTGAAGATATGGCACCTGGTGCACCATCACTTTCAGCTGAAGAAGTTAGTTTGATGATTGACAGTAGATATCAAGAGTTGATGGACGAAATCACCGCATTGAAATCTATGATGGGTGATAAAGAAAAAGAATATCAAGAATATAAAAAACAAGTTTCTGAAAAATTCAAAATGACACCATCAGAAAGTTCAATCACAAAAGATGTTCAAAAAGTCAAGTTCAATGATAAATTCACCGAAATGGAAGCCAAAGTAAAGGCTTTTGCAAAAGTGAAATAAAAACAGAAAATCAACTTTCTCTATATAAAGAAAGAACAAAAAAAAATTATACAAAAATGGCATTAGTTGACAATACTACTTTTTATGGAAAAGACGCTGAAGGTTTCTTCAAGAAAGTCCTTACCACAGGTGTTGCTAAGTCTGAATTGACTTTGATTCCAAATGTGAAATCAAAAATCAAATTAGCTTACTCTGACTTAGGAAACATCTTACAATCTGATGATTGCACATTCTCTGCTACAGGCGAGGGAACATTAAATCAAAAAACTTTAGAAGTTTGTGATTTGAAAGTAAATCTTGAATATTGTGCTACAACATTCGAAGCAAATTATCTTTCACTTCAACTAAGAGCAGGTTCAAACTCAGAAGAGGTGATGCCAAACTCATACGCTGAATTCGTAGTTGATTATGTTGCTGAAAAAGTAGCATCTGACTTAGAAATCACACTTTTCAAAGGAGATACTGGAACTTCTTCATATCCTCTAAATCTTTGTGATGGTTTGGTTAAAAAATTATTGGCTGACGCAGCAGTAATCGATGTTTCTGCAACCGCATCTACAATCACATCATCAAATGTTGTTGGTGAATTAAACAGACTGTTGGAAGCAGTTCCAGCAGAGGTAAGAAACCAACCTAATTTCAAAATCTTTGTATCTCAAGCAATCGCATTCTCATACAAACAAGCACAAGCGGCTACAACTGGTGGTTTATTCCTTGTTGGTGATAAAGAATTGAATTATCTTGGGTATAGATTGATTCCGACATCTGGTTTATCAAACAAACAAATGATTGCTTTCAACTCAGATAAAGTTTTCTTCTTGACTGACTTGACATCTGACTGGGACGAAGTCCTTCTTATCCCACAAAGAAATATCTCAGGAGCAAGAACTGAAAGATTCGTAACTTCTTTGAAATTTGGTGTTGATTATCTATATGGAAATGAAATCGTTCTTTATTCATAATAAAAAAAAATTAAAAAAATATGGCTTGTGTAAGTTTTTCAGGTGGGATTTCTTTGAATTGTGAAAACAATATCGGTGGTCTCACTAAACTGTATCTAACCGACTTTGACAACATCATTTCATACACTGAAACTGGTGGAACTGTTTCATCAATCACGATGGCAACGGCGTCAAAATTCTATGAGTTTGAGTTTAACAGAAACTCAGCAACATATCAAGAAGACCTTGTGAAATCAGTTGAAGCTGGTTCAGCACTTTTTGAACAAACAATCACTGTGACAATTCCTCGTAGAGATGTTAAAAAAAGAAATACTTTGGCACTCCTTACTCAAAGAGATTTGGCAGCAATTGTTAAAGACTCTAACGGATATTTTTGGTATCCAGGAAGAGAAGAAGGAGTTTATCTTCTTGAAAGCACCTCTACATCAGGAACAACTAAAGCAGATGGTTCCAACTATGTGATTACTTTACGTGGTGAAGAAATCGAAAGAGCACCTGGTGTTTCTGCTTCAATCATTCCTGGTCTTTTGTAAATTCTAATGTGATATAAATGAAAAAACCCCGTCTCAAAAAGATGGGGTTTTTTTATACATATTCATAGTCTGGTGAAAAACGAAATCACCACCAAGAGATATATAATTGAAAGAAACAAAAGTTTTTTAATGACTATAATTTTCACACCTGGTATCACACAATCTGTTTGGTTGAGTTTCAAAGAAGAAGCACCTATTGGTTGGACAGGTAGTTGGACTTTTTTATTAACAAATGACATCACTGGGGCTACGAAATCTGCTACTCTCACAGATTTACAACCTCAGAATAAATGGACAAGGTTTAATATCAAAGTTGGAACACCTGAAGTCCTCAATAGCGGCATTTGGAATTTACAATCAGGAATGTGGTCTTGGACTGGCTATGCTGGTTCGACTAAATTGCAGAGTGGAAAAATTATGGTTGGAGATGCGGCTACTTGGAGCACTATAGCCAGACCATCAAAAAACACAGGTGCTCTAAGAAGATAATATGGGTTTATTTGATTTTGTTTTTAACAGACAAAAAGTGGTTGAAGAACCACAAAAAGAAAAATTAGATGGTAGTTCATTTGTTGATAATTTTAGAAACATCAATATAGAACTTCCAATGCCAAAAGAACATCGAGGATATGATTGGGTTCTTTGGGGTCAAAACAATTCATTTCCGCTTGATTTGTTGGAATATAAAAATGGTTCAGCAACACACAACGCAATCATTGAAGGAAAAACCAGTTTGATTGCTGGTCTCGGATTTATGTTTGGAAAAACTCGTGAAGAAAGTTCTCAGTTCTTAGTTGAAAATTGGAAATTAGTTCCATTTTGGCGAAAGTTAGATTCTGTTTTTAAAAACTGTGTAAGAGATTATGAGACATTCGGATATGCAACGTTCGAAGTCATTTATTCAGTAGACAAATCAAGAGTTGTTGATATAAACTGGATTGATGCTTGTAAAGTTGCACCTGAGAAAAAAGAAAATGAATGGTCTGAACCAGATTGCTACTACTACTCAGAAGATTGGTCAAATATCAGAAAATATCCACCTCGTGAAATTGATGCTTTCAATCCAAATGATGTAGAAGAAGGAAGACAACTCGTTTTTATTAAAGGTTCAGAAAACAATATGGAATACTTTTCACTTCCTTCATATTATTCAGCATTGAAATGGATAAAAGCGGATATGTTGATGGCTGATTACAACTTGGCGGCTATTAACAACGGATTTTCACCATCAATAGTTTTCAAGTTTTATAAAAAACCAACACCAGATGAAAGACGACAAAACGCAGAAGCCATTAAACAACAACACGGTGGACCCAAAAATGCTGGAAAGGCAATTATCTTATATGCAGATGGAAAAGAACTTGCTCCTGATGTTGATACGCTTGATGCTACAAATATAGACCAAAGATTACTTCAAGTTTCAGAACAAATCACTCAACAAATTATCACCGCACACCGTTGCCACCCTCAACTTGTTGGAATTCAAACACCAGGAAAATTAGGATATTCAAGTGAATTGATTCAATCTTGGCAGATTTTTGATAATATGGTTATTAAACCAGAAAGAAAAGTCGTGTTAGACGCATTTAAATCTGTCTTGATATACAATGGTATAGCAACAGTTGAAATCGAAGAACTGACACCTATTAAAATCGATGAGGCACAACCTCAACAAAATCCACCACAACAATAAAAATGGCAGCAACTTTTTCATATCTTTTTATCGATGACCAATATCTCAGAGACAATTCACCTCTTGGAAAAAATGTAGATGTTGACCTAATATATCCGTTTGTAAAACAAGCACAAGATATACACATTCAAGACATTCTTGGAACACCACTTTATGTTGACCTCGAATATCGACTTTTCATTGGAACAACATATTCAACACCTTACTTTACAAGTTTTGAAATCGACTTGATTGAAATATCAGCAAAAGCCTTGGCTTATTGGACTTGCTATTTAGCACTTCCTCACCTCGCATTTCAAATTAGAAATCTCGGATTAGGACAAGCGACTTCAACTGATACAAATTCTTCAAGTTTAGAGGAACTAAAATATATCAGACAAGAAATGCAAAATCTTGGTGATTTTTGGAACCAAAGAATTGTAAATTTCATTTGTGCCAACAACGAACAATTTCCACTTTATGACGCAGCGTCTGATGACCTTTATCCAAATGTCGTTGGTTGGGATTCTGATATTTATATCGAAGACACATATCGTGATTTGACCTTAGAAGAAATTAAATTTTTGAAAAAATATATCTCATAATGGAATTTGACTTGATAAAAATTGGACTTGGAATTGTTGTTGGAATAATCAGTTGGTTTTTGAAGAACACAATGCAAGAATTGAAAGATGTAAAACAAATGTCTTTTGAAAATAAATCTCAACTTGAATTGATAAAAAATGATTATCAAAACAAAATCGACCATATCACAGAAAAGTTTGATGAACTAAAACAAACAATGAACGATTTAATAAAAGAGATAAAAGAACTGAATAAATCGTGGCACAAAAGAAATTAATATCAAAAGTAAATTCATTTTCTGGTGTCAGAGCCGTCATCACAGGAACTCAATCAGGTGGAAATCAAATTTGGTATAGTGAAGGCCGAGGTGATAGATTTTATGTAAATGAAATCACGGCAACTGCTTCACCAGTTCTTGAAAGCGCAACATTTGTTTCATATTTGAGTTTTACGATGTCAGGTTTAACCACTACGAAATTTGACTTAATTCCAATGTCAACTGGTGAAAGTGCTTTTATTGAAACTATAATTTATGGTCAAAATCTTGGTGCCACTCGTGGATATTGTGAAAGGTTTTTTTCGGCTTGGAGACACTCTGGTTCGGCTTTAACACTCGTAGGTGGAACAGTTAGTTCAACAAAATTATCTGACTTTACAACAGTTGGCACAAACTGGTCTACAACTGGAACTCAATCAATCAATTTTACAATCACGGGTCAAACTGGTCAAGTGATTGATTTTGATGTTCATATCCGATACACAAAAGGCACACACCAAATTCTGACTGGTGGTGGTTCCACATCGCCAATTTATCCATCAAGTTAAAAAAAAACAAAGGTCGAGATTTGTGATATATAAAGTATGAGAAAATCGATTGCAAAAAAACCAGTTCAAAAAAGTCAAATCGACTGGGAAAAGATTAGAAAGCAATATATTTTGGCTGGATTAAATAAAGGCAATAAAGATTCAGACTGGATTTTATTTTTTGGGATTTGGGACGACAATAAAATCTGGCAAGATGATGCTGTCTGGGACGACACACCAACAAATCCATATCCAAATTAAAAATAAAAAAGAAATAAAATGCCAACACCGTATAATTTAATCAACAACAATGACACAGGTTTATCAGTTCGAACCACACTAAATGGTTTGCTTTATGATATTAACACTGGTGTATATATTGGACCAACGGGTTCAAGTGGAACATCAGGTTCATCAGGCACATCTGGGTCATCAGGTTCATCAGGCACATCTGGTGTGAATGGCACATCTGGTTCATCTGGTTCATCAGGTTCATCAGGTTCATCAGGAACAAATGGTTCTGCTGGTTCATCTGGTTCTTCTGGTGTCAGTGGCACATCAGGCACATCTGGTGTCAGCGGCACATCTGGTGTTAATGGCACATCAGGCACATCTGGTGTTAATGGCACATCTGGTTCATCAGGCACTTCACCAACATCACTTGGATCTTTCGGCATCACAATTGATGGTGGTGGTTCAGCAATCACAACTGGTGTAAAAGGATATGTTGAAGTTCCATACAACGGAACAATCACTGGTTGGACTATAATGTCAGACCAGACAGGTTCAATCGTTGTAGATGTTTGGAAAGACACATACGCGAATTTTCCACCAACAGTAGCAGACAGAATTGCTGGCACAGAAAGACCAACACTTTCATCGGCAACAAAAAATCAAGACCTTTCACTTTCAACATGGCAAACATCAGTAACATCTGGTGATATAATTGCATTCAATGTTGATAGTGCTTCAACTTTGACAAGAGTAAATCTTTCAATAGATATAACAAAATCTTAATATAAAAATATATGGCAACAATTACGGTTTCAGCATCAGGTGGCAACTATAATGCAACGACAACTTGGATTGGCGGCGTTGTGCCAGTTTCAACTGATGATATAGTTGCTGACGCAACATCAGGCAATTTAACAATAAACGGCACCTACAATATAAATAATGTCGATTTCACAAATTATTTAGGCACTTTGTCTTTTTCATTCTCAACTGGATCAGGTCGCCTGAATATGTTTGGCACATCAATCACATTCAATCCAACTATGTCGGTTTTATATAGGTCATTAGGCCAGGGTATTCTTTATATCCCGATGTATTTTGGCAGAACATCTGGCACAATGAATATATCAGCAAATGGATTAACTTTTTCACATATAATGTCTGAGGGTGGATCTATAAAAAATTTCACAACACCAGTAGTTTTAGATTGCCTATACAACAACACTTTAACATCTTTTGACCCTGGTTTGACTGGTGATGGCAGGTCGATTTTCAACACATCGACATATCAGGGTGACATTTCTATAATAAATGGATATATTTTTAACAATTCAGACACAATGACCATTGCAGCAGGCTCGACTATGTCTTTCAAAGGCAATGTCGGTTGGGCCCTTTCAAACTTTTTGAATATACAGGGGATGTTAGTCATTGATTGCGGCTCTGGCACTTTTTCATGTCGCACAGCACCAACTGGCACAATGCGCTGGAAATATATTTCAGGCAACTTAGATGATAGATTTTCACCATCATATTTAAAACCTCGATGCACACCAGCACCAAGTGGATATTTTGAAACATCAGGCATGACCTGGTCATCAATTTTTGTAGCAGCAGCAAATTCAACGATGATTTGTGCCGAAAAATTAAAAATTGATGTCTTACAAATAAACCCACAAGGCACTAACACAACAACAACTTTCACTGGCATCAATGGTGCTGATATATCAAATGCTTGGATTAACAAGGCATCAAATATCACATCGAATAATGCAACAGCGATTTTGTTTGAAAATGGCGCAACATATTCATTTGGCAGATTGATTGCAAATGGCACACCAAATCTTTTAACAAATTATCAATATACACTTAGAGGAGCAACAGCATCTGGCACAAAATCAAATATAATCGTTTCAGACTATGCAAATTTGTCTTTATTGAATTTGGTTGATTTGAATGCACCAACACCTATTTATGTTGCAGGGGGTGCAGCAAACACTTTAACACGCACAACTGGTTTCACAACAACACCAGTTAGTGGCGGTGGTGGTGGCGGATCATTCACATTTGTAAATTAAAAATATAAACAACAATCTATGAAAAGAATATCAATATCAAAAGAACAAGCACTCGGAATTATCAGACACACACTAACTTTTATTGGTGGTTTGCTTGTTTTGAAAGGATTTGTAGATGAGACTGTTGTAAATGAAATCGTTGGTGGTGTCATCACTTTGGTTGGAACTATATGGTCGGTTGTTTCTAAACAATCCTAACATTCACTTTCCATTCGTGTCTACAAAATGCTGTTGTGATGCCAGTTTCAGGATTTCTATAAAATCCACCTCTGTAAAGTATCAAGTCTTCTGGTAGGTTCATATCTGCAAGGTTTTCCATTCCCAGTTTCAAAGTTTCATTTTCAGCAGATATTAATTCTTCCAAAGTCCATTCACGACCTTTCATGCTCATCATATCTTTACAAAATGGCCTTGAACCAGATTTTGCCGATGGTATACCATCAATTTCTTTATAGGTATAAGTTACTTTGACAGTTCTAAATTTTCCTTCAAATTGTTTTCTCAAATTAAAATCGATTTCTTTTGCGTGTAAGATGTCTTTAACTGGTTCTGAATGTAAAACCTTTATATCAGGTGAGAAAGTCTCTCCTGTTCGAGATAAATGGGTAATTATACAATCTTCACCATCTATGTAAGAAAACTCCATTTTATTATTCAACTCCCTCGTTTCACCAAAAAGTAAATTATCTTCTGAAAGACCAGCAGATTTTAATTTATTCCAAACTTTTTTATCCCTTTTTTTGATTTTTCTTGATGAACGAACAAGAACTTTGAAACCCATTTCTTTCATAGAACGAACTTTTTCTACATCGAATTCTTCTTCGAACAGAACCTTTTTTACTTTTCTAAAGTCTTGTTTTTCGAGTTTTTGTTTTCTAATTTGTTCCAGTTTTCTTGATGCCCATTCTACTCCAGCGGTTCCACCCCACCCTAACCAAGCAACATACCCAGCGTCTTTCCAAGGTGTTCCTTCAAACTCTGGTGATATTTCTGAATTCTTTTTATGTCTTTGAAAAGCAGACATTCTTGCTATGGTTTCTTCACTGATATTTTCACCACCACAAAGTTGATTTGCCCTTGTCCAACCAACACGAGTCATTCCTTTAACTTCATCACCGTGTTCATCACGCCACCTCAGCACTTTACAAGCCGCGTTTTTTGCGGCCTCTGGATAATCATTATATGTTTCAAAGTTGATTGAAACAGGTGCTTCTGTTGACCAAGTAGCATCTGAAACAGATGGTGTCATTCCACGAAATTCATCTTCTGCTTTCTTTATACAAATAGCAACTGCTTGTGGTTGAGATTTTCCGTTGTCGATTTCTATACGGATACAACGGGATATAAAGTCATCTTGACTTTCATTTTGTCTTGGATTGATTGGCATATCTTTTATATGTCATTTTGATAATGGTGTTTGTTTTCGTGAAACCAAGTTTTTAATTTGTTCCAAACTCGTTGTCTACAACCACTACAACCTTTTGAGTGTTCTTGGCGATCCCAAAAGATTTTATTATGAACATTAAAGATTTCAGTAATCACATCAGCTGGAACTCTATAATTTTCTTTACCTTCCCATTCACCGACCAATCGTTGTGCTCTTAAAAATATATCTCTTTCAATCATAATTTTCCAGTCATAATTTGATTTTGTATAAACTGTGCCAGGACACTAACAATAGCGGCTTGTGGAATTGAAAAAGTGAATAGCAAACCAATCCAAAAACCAAGACAAAGTGGACATCTCAAAAATTCCATAATTTGCAAACTTGTTTTGATATTCATTTTTTTTGTCAGGTGATAATAAAGCAAGTTTGTTGGCTTGCTTTCAACTGCTAAAACCGTGATTGCTGAAAGTGCGACGATAAGTTCAAAATTCATTTTTAATTTTTAATTTTAGGGCCTTCAACATATTATATACTGCAGAAAGTGGAATGTTTATTTTTTTTGCTATTTGTCTTTGAGACATCATTTTTGTGAAATGTAAATCAAAAAGAACTTGTTCTTCATTTGATAATTGTAAGTAAATCCATTTAATCTTTTTAATCTTTTTAATATCAGAATCACTCAAATCATCAATCCACAACAATTCTTCGCCAGTATAATCACATAAGTTGTCATAGTCAATCACTTCGACTTCGTCATAAATTTCTGTCTTGAATTCTAAAAAACTCGAACCAGCTTTTTCATCACCGAAAACGTCAACATTATGTTTTGAGTTTAACCATCTGACTTGATTTTTATACCAACCTTGACACCAAGCTATTTTCTTGTCATCTGGAATGAGATTGAACGCCGTCCAATTCTTTTCTAAATGAAGAGTCAGATGTGTCAGCAAATCAGACCAATTTAGGAAATCTCTTCGTTTTGCCCAATACTCCAATTGATTATAATTTTCTGAAATCCATTTTTGCCATATCATTTAAAAATCTTCTGAATTTGTTTTCTAATCTTGTCGATATAATGACTTGTTCGATAATTTTCAAAGTTTGCCATACTTTCTTTTTTATATTGCAAATAAAAATGAATTAAAATCATTGCATCAATCGGTGTTTCATAAGACCATTTATATCTGAGCAAACTCAAACGAATTAGTTCTTTATCTCTGCTTGAGATGTCGATTTTTTTCCACCAATCATTTGATTTTTCTTTGTGATATTTTTGACTGTAAGCATAGTTGTAGCATTTCTTACACACACCTTGAGCGTGAATTTTCACATCTTTGTTGCAATCAGGACACATTTCATATATATAAAAAAAGGTGCCCCTCATCGAAGCACCTCTCACATTTCAACGGCAATTGAAAAATGTGGTCCATTTATCTCGGCAATTTGCCTATAAGAATGTCATTAATGATGTTCAAATCACCCAAATTCAACTCTTTCCCTTTCAACAAAAATCTTGCATATCCTTGTAGAGCTCCATCAAAATGTAAAGAATCCCAGTCTTCTAAAGCTACAAGACCATGTTTTTTGCTTCTAATTAAAATTCCATCTTCTGTTTCAATAAACAGTGGTGGATATTTCTCAGAAATCCTTTGTGATTGTTTCTCAATCTCAGCAGCAATTGCTGGTTCTGCTTTGACTTCCATGTCAGGTTGATTGATTGTTGATTTGAGTTGTGGTAAATCTTCATAGTCAAAGATTTTGAATTTTCCATCAGCTGTTAAAACAATGATGGTTGAGTTGATTAATTCCTGTTTTGTCATATTTTTGAATTGTTTATTGTTTATATATTCAGTATAGAAAAAAGTTTAAAAATATTTGATAATATGTGGTGGAGATTGCCAAAGTTCACCATCTGAAAAGTGGTCTTTTAAAATCAAGTAAGCTTCCATTCTAATTGCTTCAATCTTTTTGTCAGTTTGATAAATGACTTCTAACACGATTTCTTCTTCTGAGTGTAGTTGACGTTTCATTTTGTAAAAAGACTTCGTTAAATTTAATTTCTTGCTGTCTGTTCGATGTTGTGATTGTCTTCTTTTAATGTTGTTGGTCATTCCAATATATCTTGTCAAACCACCAAGTTTGATTGAATAGATGTAGTAAATGGGTTTTTGTTTTTTCAAATGGTGTTCATTCTTTTTTTTTAAACTCGTCGTTCGCACACGAACGAAACGACGAGTAGTTTAAATGTCGAATGTTTCTATACCGATAAATTGTTCAATGTCCTTGTTTGGTTCAATGTCAAGACCGATTAATTTTAAAAAGTCATCTGGTTCTAAATCAGACCATTCATACTTTCCATTTATAATCCTGTTCAGTCTACCAGCACCTGGATAATAATCACATTCAACACCTTTTATCTCGATTTTTAAATGATGTTGATAAATTTTGCAATTAAAATTTTGCACCAAGGCCATTGAATGTTCTTTAATGAACTCTTCTTTTCTAATCCTCTTTTGTTTTTTTGTCATGTTATGTTGTTTTAAATTGTTGCTTGCACGACTCGTCGTTCGCACACGAACGAAACGACGAGTTATTTAAATCCTTTTAATGGATCAGATGGTCAATCATTAATCAACAAATCGTCGTTTGTTTGTTGGTGACAAACAACGATTTCTGAAATTGTCTGGATAATTTAAATAGTCGGTTGTTGAGTGAAAGTTTAATTTTTTAACAAAAATTTAACATTTGTCATGCATAGATTTTGTCAATCAATCTCAAATGTTCTCTCATATCATCAACTGTGATTTTTGCCTCTTTGTTGTGGTAGATGGCTTCTAATATATCCAATTCGACAACTTGGCTGTCATTCCAACAATAAAATCTTGATGTGTCAATCACTTTTAGCATCCATTTTCTGTCATTTGAATTCAAACTTTCTTTTCCGCTTTTCATATAATCATTGTTAATTGTTTTCATGTTTGTCGATGGAGGCCTTCTCTCACTCAAAAGAGAGAAGGCCTCTTTTTTTAATTTTATTTTCTCCAATGACCTGAAACCCATGTGCCATTTTTTCGTCTGTAACCCTTAACATAATGACCACCAGATGATGCCTCGTCAGATGACCAATATTTTTTTATTTGAATTTGTGTTAGCGAATCAGCTACTCTGGTGCTGTCTTTAACAAACTGGCGTCTTATTGAATCTGCCGTGTTGCTCGACTCAATGTCAATTAGTGTTTGCCGATATTCTTTTTGAAAGTTTATGGCCATTCGTCCATATACGAAGATTGCCCCTGCTGTGATGGCTGAAACTATAATTAAGTTTCTGATTTTTTTGTTTTTCATTTTTATTAATTTTTAATCATTTAGTAATCTGTTTAATTTCCAATCTCTAATGTCAAATTCAACTTCTGTGCAGAATTTTATTTTGACTACTTCAGGTGTAGGTTCAAGTTTCAACATATCTTTTATATGTTCCCAACCTTCATAGACAAGATCTTTTGTTTCTGGTGTATATGAAGACCATCTTTTCATCAACTCAAACTTACCTTCATCAAGATAGATAAAGTTTCTGAATATAGTTTCAGGATCATCGTGAAAAACATCACTGATTGTTTTGTGGAGAAATTCTTTTTTGAAACGGAGTTTCTGACAAAACGCCTCTAAATCAGAAAACCAGATACCAGTCCACGAAGAGTAGACTTGTGGTTTTCGCCATTCGAATTCAGTTTGTTCTACAAAATCTAAGTCGTGATATTTTATTCCATCAACAAAAAAAAGTTCATACATATTTCTACTCTGAGGTATATGTTCGACTTTAAAAGTTGGCATCAAAACATTTTGTCCGCTCAAGTTCGGACCACAATAGAAAACTAAACTTTCATAAGAATGATTTAACTTGTCTAAGTCCGATTTGATTATGTTTCTGAGATGGTTTTTATCTTTTCGACTAATTGCTGTCATGGTTCTTGTGCTTTGACTTGCGTGAATAAATCTTCTTTGACTTCTCAGACCGCTGCACAAAACGGCCATCAAAGAAACCCTGTGCAATCTGCTCGGTCCTCTGTGAACCGACAATCATCTGATGTAGCTTAGTGTTCTTCATTGTTGTTTTATTTATATTTAAATTTACAAAATCTTTTTCAATTGGCCAAATTTTTTCTAAGAAATCTTACGACGACTGTAAGCTGCTGTCTTCTTACAAACAGGACTACAGTAAAGAGTCTGATAAGACTTAGAACGATACTGATTGTTGCAATGCTGACAAAGACGAGTGGGCATAAAAAGGAAGTTGCCGTCATTTGCAATCAAGTCATTGACAAAGCCATTAGCCTTAGCAAAATTGAGAACTGTCTTGTGGCGGTTGCTGAAGTCATTGAAGGTGCTATACTGACTGGCAATCTTGAAAACAATATCACGAGTCAACTGAGAAGACTTATGACCTGTAGCCTTTGCACGAGGACGAGAAAAACCTGTGTCAATGAGAAACTGGTCGAGCAAATTATTGTTAGTGATATAAGCACGAACACCTGACTCGAACTTATACAAATGGGTCAACGTGGAATACTTCTTAGCAATCTCGACACACATGGTGTAGTCATAACGAAGATGATGGTTTGAGATTGCACGAATGACATCAGTCGATGAAATATAATCACAATTGTCAAACAAATATGAAAACACGATGTTGTCAGGAATCACAAACTCTGAAACATTATCTGAATTTGGAGAAGATGACTTGCGAGTAGTCTTCTCCTTCTCTGGAAGAATGGGCAGATTGAGGTTCTGAGTGCGAGTGCCGTCATACTTGACAAGATTGTCAGAACGATAAAGACAAAGAGCAACAGAAAGAGCAAAACGAGTCTTGACATTGAAAGTGTTGTTAGTCAACTTGATGTAAGTCTTGAGCTGAGACTGATTGCCACGATTAGAACGAGACAAAATCTGCATAATCACATCAGGATTGTGAGTGAAAGACATATCTACTGTGTGAAACAAGTCGTTGTCAGAATAGCCGACACGCATACGGTCAACAACACAAAGTGAGTTGATAACGCCTGACTTGAACTGGTCAATGATGGTGCCGTCAGGGTCGCACTTGCTGTCAGAAACCTGAGTGGAAAAGCCGTTCTTAGTCAAATAGTTTGCAACCTGAGTAGCCTGATTGATATCCTTACAGATAAACAACTTCTTGTTGTTGTCAAGAAGCGGAATGACAACATCACACTGAGACTTGATATCAGAACGATTGAAACGCTTAGAGGTCTTGACATTCTTGTCATGGTTGAAATCATCGTCAGTGAGTGCGGTATCAGAATTGACAACACGAAAATGCAAGTCAGCAAAATACTGATTAGGAATGTCAAGACGAGCAATCGGAATGATATCGAAACCGCCAGCAGCTACAAACTTAGAAGGTGTAGCGGTGAGAAGAACCTGGTGATTAACACAACAAGTGATGTTCTGAATAGTCTTAGCAAAGTAGTTCTGGTGTGCCTCGTCAACAATGAGGAGGTCGAACTGAGAAGCATCTACATTGTCGATGGACTTAGAACGAATAGCAACAAAACAATCTGCAGACTGGTCAGTGTCAGAATAAGTGAACTGTGGGTTGTAAGCCTGGAGACGGTCAATGAAGTTAGACTTGATGATATTGGTGTGGTGTGCAATGACAAGAACACGGCCGAGACCTGCTGTGATAAAATGCTCGATAATCATAATCGACATCTCGGTCTTGCCTGAGCCAGTAGAAGCAGCAAGAACAACACGAGAAGTAGAATTGTCGAGGTGAGACTTGCAGATACGATTAACAGCATCTGACTGATATGGACGAGGTGAAAGAGTTGGTGTCATTGTTTGTTGTTTTTGTTTGATTTACAAATATAATAAAAATTATTCTATCTGACAAATGATATCGAAAAAAATATAGCCATTGTCGATAAAAATCTGCTGACTGACGACATCACGCAAGACGAGGTTGAGGTCGCCGTAGTGGTCGATAATCTGCTGGTCGATGCCGAGGTCGTCGAGTGTTGTGTCAAAATAGTCGCCGTTTGCGCGACTGAAACGAATTGTTGCTGTCATAGTTTTTTTTTTGTGTTGATTACTACTTGTATGCGCCCTCACGGTTACACACGGAAATGAAATTGATTGAGTTGCCGATAATCTGAACAAAAGCACGGAAACGATAGTCAAACTTAACACGGAAAGTGTTTGGCTGATACTCACCGCCACGCATCTCACAGATATCATACTTCTGCATAAAATCCTTGACAGAGATATTGTTGTTGAGGTCATTACGAAGAGTGTCAAACTTCTTCTTAGTAGCACTCAACATACCGTTGATAATCTTCTGCTCTTTCTTTGAAATGTTTACTGTTGTGTTCATATTTTTGTTTTTCTTAGTTGTTATTGTCTTATAAAGATAAGACATTTTTTTGAATTTGTCAAATCTTTTTTTAATTTTTTTTTTGATTTTTGACATTGATATAATCGTTGTCTCAATCACATATTCAAAGATACAACTTTTTTTCGAATAAAAAAACTTTTCACCAAAAAAAAATAAAAAAATCATGATTAAAATTTACAAACTAATTTATGAAGGTGAAGTAGTCTATATCGGATTGACAAAATTGAAACTATATCGAAGAAAAGGTTCCGCTAATTATTCAGTACCACCTGAAATCTACAAACTGTGCAGAATAGAATTAATTGAAGAAACACTTGACAAAGGCAGAGAGAGATATTGGATTGATTTTTATTTAAAAAATGGTGCAAAATTATTCAATAAAAGAGGTGGTGATTTTACTGATTCGACACAAGCATATGAACACCAGAAAAAAAAATCTAAATCAAGATATGTCAAAAAGGCTCGTCTGAAAAAAACAGACGAAGAAAAACAACAAATCAGAAAAAGTTGGTATGAAAAAAACAAATTGAAAATTGGAGAAAAAAGAAGACTTGAATATAAACAAGGTAAATCTTGGTATGAAAAACATAGAAAGAAGAAACCTGTCAAGTAGAACGAAACGAATTCGTCTTTTCTGAATATATATTATATGATGAAAAAAGATGAAAGAGAGGCCTTAGATGGAGAACAGATTGTTCAATCTCTGATTAAGATGCGAATTGAAAAGTTTGCAACAACAAAAACTATGTTAGACTTTTTGATGAATGATATTGGATTTGGTCAGACAAGGTCGTATGCACTTATCAATGAAGCTAAAGAAAAGATATCTGAGATTTTCAAAGAAGAATTCGAACAAAGTTTCAATAATGCTGTTGGTCGTTTAGAAGAAATGATTGAGGGCACAAAAAATGAAAAACTGAGATTAGAAGCACAAAAGGAATTGAACAAACTTTTAGGTCTTCACAAACCTCAAAAACTTGACGTGACTTCAGCTGGTGAAGGACTACCACACGAAGTCATTGTTAAGATTATATCACATGACCAAACTAACGATTAAAGGAAGTCGTATATTAGACAAAATGTTAGCCTCTGAAGAGAGATTTATCTTGAATGTTGGTGGCTCTCGTTCATCAAAAACATATTCGATTTTGCAATACATTGTGATTTATTGTCTTAGAAACAAAGACAAGATTATCACAATAGCAAGAAAAACATTTCCTTCACTCAGACTTGGAGCTTATAGAGACTTCATTGATATCTTGAAACGATATCGAATTTACAAAACCGAAAATCACAACAAAACAAACAACATCTATTCACTCAATGGAAACACCATTCAGTTTATATCAATCGACCAATCGATAAAACTACGTGGATTAAAACACGACTTAGTTTTTATTGATGAGGTCAATGAGATTGAAAAAGAAGAAGCTGACCAAATCTTTATGAGAACATCAGAAAAGATTCTGATGGCTCAAAACCCTTCGAACGCACTTCACTGGTCTTTACACTTGAAAGAACGACCAGAATGTTTATACATTCACTCAACATATAAAGATAATCCCTTCTTAGATAAAGAAATCATAAAACAAATTGAGACTTACAAAGACACAGATGAAGATATGTGGAATGTATATGGACTTGGTTTGCCTGCAAAGAACAATGAATTAGTTTATTCACAATATGAATTTTGGTCGAGTGATGATGATTTATATGAGACAGATGAAACTGGTCAGAAACACCCTAAGTTTCAAGAGATTATCGTCGGTTGTGACTGGGGTTTTGTGCATCCTTCTGCAGTCGTTAAAATTTGGATTGACAGCAACTATAAAAGAATTTGGATTAAAGAACTCATTCACGAGAGTTATTTGACCACAGAAGACTTGATAATTAAAATGAAAGATTGCCAGATTTCTGACTTGAAAATCTATGGTGATAGCGCTGAACCAAAAACAATCGAAGCAGTCAGAAGAGCTGGATTTGATATATCAAATTCAAATAAAGAGGTTAGAGAAGGTATAGATTGTGTCAAATCATATAAGATGTTTGTCAACACTTCTTCAGTTAAGATAATTGAAGAATTGAGAAGATACAAATGGAAATTCAAAGGTGGATTGAAGACCGATGAACCTGTCAAACTTTTCGATGATGGACTTTGTGCAGTCAGATATGCTCTTTATACTTGGACTTGGAAAACAAAGAGGTCTCTCGATTATGATTTTGATATCGACTTTCTTGACCTTTAGACAGGAGGAGATGACATCATTTTAATATATAAGAAATGAGCACATACAAATTGAAATCAAAAGATATTCTTTATGAAGAACCTGGTCTCAAATTAGAAATGATTTATATTCTGATTGATGATTGTGAGTGTAGAATT